TCTCAACCACTGTTCTGTGTGCATAACAAAATTCATTATTGTTATTATATATGTACCCATGTATGATCCACCAGAGGCTAAGTAATTAGCAGATGAAGACATTATAGATAAGAAGTCCTCTACATGATTCACACCATTCCCGACATCCAGTTTGGATATCCTTTGCTTTAAGCTAGGTGTTGCCATTTTCCCTTTTTTGAAGAAAATTGAATTCAATTCAGCAATGTGAAAGTTAAAAGCTGATTTTGGGTTACTCCTTACAATATTAAAAAGATTTCCCACTCTCAGTCCGACACAATGAATGATTTTGACAGCCTCAATCACATCTGTTCCCCCAGGCATTTTTATTATACCTTCTGCATCATCTGAGGTTGTCAATGCTGAATACCGAACATTGGGCATTATGTCATTCACAATTGCAATTGAGGCCTTTGCTTTCATGGCATGCACCACAGATGAAGTATCATGAAAGATCCCCTGGCACATTCCCATTGGTAGTATTGTTTAAAATATCTTATTGTCCATCTTTGGTGCACACCTGTCAATAAACTTTTGGATTGGTTCTGAGTTTGTTTTCCTGACTTTCTTTGTCATTATGAGATTTATTAATGGTTCTGGAAACTTAGCCCTTTTATCAAACACTTTATCAAATACTTTGATGATTAATCTCATTAAACCAGGTTCTTTCCTTAGCATAGGTGTTAACATGTATGAAAAGAAATTCATATTGTGATTTGGTCCCCATCTCTTTTGATCTGAGTTATCAAAACAGCTTGACCCTGCCTTTTGTGATGCTTCGTTGAATGCTTCTTTCACAGAGTCCTCTATTATTTTATCCTTATTGGGTTTGTGAACAATGTCTGTGTCCCCGACAACATTGGATAATTCTCTAGATATAGTTTCCACAAATAATCCTCCCATCCTAAACACTGCATTAAGCACACTGATTTCTCTATGGCCTTTCTGATCTTTATCTGTTATCCTGTACCTATATGGATCAACAATCAGACAGAATTGCACAAGGACAAACATAAAGATTGAGAATGATTTTGTATCCAGTGCCATCCTGTCAAATAAGTTTGCAGCTCCAAGAACCGATTTATTCACTGTTTTAGGATCTTGATTGTAACCCCTTATGATCTCCTCAAGGATTGTGGATGCTGCTCTGATTCCCTGTCCTGTTTCAACCGACGGGCCTTTATCCATACTCCCCTTCATTGTGCATGCTTCAATTGGTCCAAAAGACAATTTGTGATACACATTGTCTAAGACTGCATCTGATGTTTCAGAGTTTGCAATTGTTGCACCCATCATATAGCTCATGCTCCCACTATACCTTTTTGATTTTATTGACGCAAGAGAAACATTAAACATTACT